TTATTTAATTAAAGATGCACCTATTCCAGCAGGTTCATCACTTCAAGTTCTTGATGGTGGTGCTAAATTTGTTGTTCAATCTGGTGATGCTTTAAAAGTAATATCAGACACAGCTTCATCTTTAGATGTTTGGGTATCAACAGTAGACGCAATTTCAAGTTAAGGAGATTTAATTAATGGCTTACATAGGAAACTATCCTGCCGAAACGCAAACAGTAGATTTAAAATGGGATACTGGTATTAAAACTGCATCCTTTACAGCAGAAACTGGTAAGGGATATTGGATTAATACTACAAGTGGTGCAGTAACAGTTACATTACCTGCTTCAGCTAATGCTGGAGATACAATAGAATTTTCAGATTACTCAAGAACTTGGGGAACTAATGCAGTTACTCTAAATCCTAACAGTTTAAATTTTCAAGGCTACACTTCGCCTAATCCAGAATATAATACATCTGGTCAATCAGTAAGAATAGTTTATTCAGGTGCAACACAAGGTTGGATACCAACTGTTGATGATGATGTAACTTTAGAAACTCCACAAACTTATTCAGCAGATTTTTTAGTTATTGCTGGAGGAGGAGGTGGTGCTAAAGATACACCTGGTTCATCAACAGGTTCTGGTGGTGGTGCTGGTGGATATAGAAATTCATTCGGTTCAGAAACCTCTGGTGGTGGAGGTTCTTCTGAAACCTCTTTAACTTTTAATGGTGGAACAGTTTATACAATTACTATTGGTGCAGGTGGTGCTGGTGCTACATCAAATGAAACAGATGGTGCTACTGGTGTAGATTCTTCAATTTCTGGTTCAGATATTACAACAATAACTTCTGTTGGTGGTGGAAAAGGTGTTAAATATCCGGGTTCTCCTGCTCAAGGTGGTTCTGGTGGTTCTGGTGGTGGAGGAAGTGCTGGAAGTAGTACTGGTGGTTTAGGAACAGCTAATCAAGGTTATAATGGCGGAAATGGAGGTGGTGGTAATGGTTCTGGCGGAGGTGGAGGTGCTGGAGCAGTTGGAACAAATGCCTCTGGAGAAACACCCGGAAATGGTGGTAATGGTTTAGCAAGTGCAATTACAGGTTCTTCTGTCACAAGAGCAGGTGGTGGTGGAGGTGCAGGTTATGATAATAGAGCAAGTGCAAGTACTGGAGGTTCTGGCGGCGGAGGTGCTGGTACTCCGACTGGAACTAATGCAACTTCTGGAACTGCAAACACAGGCGGTGGCGGAGGCGGAGGTGGTACTGATGGCTCATCCGCAGGTAATGGTGGTAATGGTGGATCAGGAGTAGTTATTTTAAGTATGGCAGATGCAGATTATTCAGGAATTACTACAGGCTCTCCAACAGTTGCTACTGGAGTTTCAGGAAAAACAGTTTTAACATTTACAGGTTCAGGAACTTACACAGGATAAATTATGTCACATTTTGCAAAATTAGGAACAGGAAATATAGTTGAAAGAGTTGAAGTAGTATCAAATGAAATTGCGACAACTGAACAAGCTGGTGTAGATTTTTTAAATAATCTATATGGTACAAGAGATGTTTGGAAACAAACATCTTATAATACTTTTGCAGGAGTACATAAATTAGATGGTACACCTTTTAGAAAAAATTTTGCTGGTGTTGGTTATACTTATGACCAAACTAGAGATGCTTTTATTCCACCAAAACCTTTTAACAGTTGGATATTAAACGAAACAACTTGTCGTTGGGATGCACCTATTGAACATCCTGATGATGGTCAAAGATATAATTGGAATGAAACAAATCAAACATGGGAGCTATTTGAATAATGGCATATATAGGTAGAGATACAGATAAGATAAGTAATGTAGAGGTACTGGATAACATTACCTTTGATGGTAGTTCATCATACACATTACAAAAGAATAGTGTAAATTTTACACCTAGTAGTGCGAACACATTATTACTTAGTATTGATGGTGTAGTTCAAGCAGGTAACTTTACTGTATCTGGTTCAACAATAGATTTTGGAACAGCAGTTGCTGGAACATCTACTTGCGATTTTATTTTACATTATGGAATTGGATTAATTACAGCACCTAGTGATGGCACAGTTACCTCTGCTAAGATTGGTGCTAACGCAGTTACAAATGCAAAATTAAATAATGATATTATTTCTGGTGCTACTGAACTTGCTACTGAACCAGCAGACACAGACGAATTTTTAGTATCAGATGCTGGAACAATTAAAAGAATTGATTACTCATTAATTAAAGGTGGTGGAATTACAGTAGCAGACCAATGGAGATTAGCTTCTGATTATACTTTTACTGGTAGTGGAGATTTAGATTCAAATTTAGAACAAGTTGATGGAAATGGACAAGGAACTTTAGGAACAGCAATGTCAGAAAGTTCTGGAATATTTACTTTTCCATCTACTGGAATTTGGCTTGTTAAATTTAATGCTACTAAATTTTTAAATGGAGATAGAAGAAGCTCATATATTAAAATATTAAATACTACTGACAATTCTACTTACACTACAAGAGCAGAAGCAATTACGCACATAAAACAATCAGAAAGTAATACAACTTATATACAAGGTCAAACAGAAACTTTATTAGATATAACAGACACATCTAATCATAAAGTTAAATTTAATGTTTTTACTTCAGCTACTACCAGAGGAAGTACAAATGATAATAGAACATTTTTTACATTTATTAGGTTAGGAGATACATAAGATGGATAGAGATTATTTTCAAGAAGCATTACATAAATTTAATATTGATACACCTAATTGGTATGGTTGGAGAAAAGAAGATGATAATGGAAATAAAATTCCTAACTCTGAAAGAATGCAATACCAACATATTAAAATAATAAAAGATGGTGCTACTATGCCAACTGAAGCAGAAGTAAATGCAAAGATACAAGAATTAAAAGATGCTGAAACAAATGCAGAAACTAAAAAAGCATCTGGCAAACAAAAACTTTTAGACTTAGGATTAACTGAAGCTGAGGTAAAGGCTTTGATAGGAGTATAATATGGCAATCATAACTTTAAATAATAATTCTTTATCTAGTGTAACATCATTACCAGCTGGTGTAGGTGGTAAGGTTTTGCAAGCTGCAACACAGGTTAATAGTGTTTATCAAACAACAACTTCAACTTCTTATATTGACGTAACAAGCAAAACAATCACTCCTACTTCAGCTACAAGCAAAGTTTTAGTTTTAGTTACTTTTACAATTGAGATTGCTGGATCATCACAAGGTCAAGGAGTTTATTTAAACATTTTAAGAGATAGCACTTCTTTATACGATAATTATGCAGTTAGAGGTTACGATCAAGGAGCTTCTGGAGTTCAAGTTCTTGCTGCTGATGGAATATCAGTATTAGATTCTCCATCTTCTAGTTCAGAATTAACTTTTAAACTTCAATATAAAAGAGAAAATGGAAGTGAAGCTAGACATAGGTATAGTAGTATAACATTATTAGAGGTTGGAGCATGATTATAGATGCAATTTTAAAAATAAATCCTAATGCAATTGTTACTGTAAGAGGAGAAGATATTAATACTTGTGAAATAACTTGGCACAATGGAACAACACCTATTTCTAAAGCTGACATACAAGCACAATTCCCAGCAGTAGAATTTGATATGGCTATGGAAGATTTAAGAGCCAAAAGAAATAAAGATTTACAAGATTCAGACTGGACTCAATTACCAGATAATACATTAACATCTGAACAAAGAAATGCTTGGATGCAATTTAGAACAGAATTAAGAAATATAACAAATGGATTAACTACTGTTGAACAAGTTAATAATATAGATTATCCAGATAAACCTTAATGGCTAACATATATAAAAATGCAGGTTTTGATTTAACAACAACTTCTAAAACAGATGTCTATACAGTACCTGCTAATAGAACAGCTATAGTTAAAACTATTCAAACTACTAATACTACTACTTCTAATGTTGATACTATTGGATATGTTTATGATAGTAGTGCTACAACAGAATATGAAATAGCTCACCATACATTAAATGCTAAAGATTCTATCAATTTTATTGAAGGAACATTAGTATTAGAATCTGGTGATATATTAAGATTAGAAGCTGCAACTGCAAATGCTGTAGCAGGAGTTGTTAGTTATTTAGAAATATTTGACGAAAAAAGTGCATGATTGAATTGGTACTTATACCTAAAGAAAATACTAGTATTGTATGGAAACAATGTGAAGGTATGATAGCAGATGCTATGGCAAGATCTAACAATTATGCAAATGCTAGTCATTTTAAAAAATGGATTTCTGAAGGTAAAATGCAGTTATGGTTTCTTTGGGATAAAGAACAAGATATTCCTGATAGACTATATGGTATTGTTATTACAGAAATTATACAAAGACCATTACAACGTTGCTTAAATATTAAAATCATGACAGGTAAGCATCGTGAAAAATGGCAGCACTTAATAAAAAACATTGAAGATTTTGCCTGGCAAAACCAATGTGATTTATTAGAGCTTGTTGCAAGACCTGGATGGAAAAAAATATTAAAACCATTTGGTTATCAAGAAAGTCATGTATTATTAGAAAAACATAAGGAGAATAAATAATATGTCATTTGGAGGTGGAGGAAGTGGAGGAACATCTACTTCAGTAAGTACAGCACAACCTTACGCACCAGCAGAACCTGCATTAAATCAGATATTATCTGAAGCAGGAACTATATATGGTCAAGGGCCAACTGGAGCTGGGTATGTAGCACCAAGTCAACAAACATTACAAGGATTATCAGCACAAGAGCAAATGGCTCAAGCTGCTAATCAACAAATACTAAATACAATACAGGGTCAGTATACTAATCCTTTTTTATCTCCTTTAATTAGTCAAGCTGCTACTGATATTTATTCTGGTGTTGCAGGTCAATTTAGTGGAGCAGGAAGAACTCCTGGATCTCCAATGATGCAAAGTCAAGTAGTTGGACAAGTAGCTGAAAAAGCATTACCTTATGCATTTGGTCAGCTTGAAAGAGAAAGAGCTAGACAATTATCTACAGCTCAACAAGTACCTAGTTTAACTGCTGTTGGTGGAGCATTAGAAGATATACAAAGACAACAACAAATGGCTCCATATCAAGCATTGCAACAATATTATAATATTGCTGCACCTATTGCTTATGGATTACCAACACAACAATCATCAATCACTCAACCAAAAGCTAATCCAATTACTATGGCTGCAGGTGGTGCTTTAACAGGTGCTGCACTAGGATCACAAATAGGATCTATTGGTGGCCCAATGGGAGCTGCTGTAGGAGCTGGATTTGGTTTATTAGGAGGATTATTATAATGAAACATAAAGAACATTTACAACATTACATTAAAGAACACAAAGTAGCTTTAGGATTAGCTGTTATTGTTATTATTGCTTTAATAATTTTATAGGAGTTTATAATGTCAGGTGGTGGTGGATCATCTTCAGATGGAGGAAATGATATGCAAGTTTCTGGAGCAGAAGCTGCATACTCTACAGAAAAAGGCATAAGCACAGCAGCAGATACTAGAGTTTCAAATACTTCTTTTAGTAGAGGTAATGATGAAATTAGAGGCAATAATGAAATTGATTATGCTGACTCTCAAGGAAATATAGTTACTACAACAATCGGATATGGAGAAGGTCAGGTAGATCCTAAATTAGCAGAAGCTAGATTAGGTGCTGATACATCTACTGTAGGTATTGCTGCACCTGATACAAACTATTCTGATTCTGAAATAGAAAAAGGTTATACAGACGAAGGCGAAAAGTTAGCCAATGTTAATGGTACATACATGACCAAAAAACAAATGTATAACACAGGAATTATTGAAAAAGATCCAGAAACTGGTCAAGATGTTCAAGGAAGATACACAGTAAATCCTAATACTGGTGAACTTGAAAGAACAGATATGACATTTTCTGAGCATTGGGCTAATGCACCAGAAGCTATTAAAGTATCACCTGTATTAAGATTTTTATATTCTAGTGGTAAAAACATTGGTGAGTATTTTAAAAACAAAAATTTTCAAGGTTATAATGAAGCTGGTTTAAGAGGTGTTAAAGGAAATGCTGCATTAGGTTATGGTATTAGTACTCAAGAATCTTTATTAACTACTGATGCTGAAAGAGATAGTAATATAATGAGAGATTTAGCAGGAGATGCACCTTATATAGTTTCTGGTACACAAAAACCAGATTCTGTTGCTGCTAACTGGTATAAAAATTTAGGTAGTGGTGGAAATGAATTTTTCTTTAGTAAAGGTTATGCTGATGCTAAAGCAAAACAACAATCAATCTTAGGCAACCCAACTGCTGTAAGATATTTAGCTGTTAATGAAAGTCCATTTTATGATTGGCTAAAAACAAATAGTTTAGATAAAGGAATATTATAATGGGATTATTAGATATATGGAATGATTGGAGAAAAGAAACTGGCTATGGTTCTACTGTTGAAGATATAGCTAAACAATCACAATATGGAGTTCCTCTTAGAAAGGAAGAAAATAAATCATCATCTCCATTAGATCCTAGAAACTTAGGATACACAGGTAATTTAGTTAGTAGACAAACTGGTATTAAACCAGATGTTAAACAACAAGCTATGATGTCTCCACAAAATACACAAAAATTAGCTACACCACCTGTTATAAAACAACCAACAGATCCTATAGTTACTGGTGGTCAAGGTACACAACAAGGTGATATTGGTTTCTTTCAAAAATTAGCTAATATGGCTAATGTAGATTTTGATAAAGCAGCTGCTCAATGGAAAGACAAAGGTGGCTTTGAAGGACTTATGGCTAATCCTGCATTTACATTAGGACTAGCATTTATGCAAGCTGGAGCTGAAGGTAAAACAATTGGTCAAGGATCTTTAGATAATATTCTTAAAGCTGGTGCTATATCTCAACAATATAAAAATATATTAGAGTCTAAAAAACAAGCTCCTATACAAGCTACATCTACTGATATTGCTGAAGTTAAATCATTATTAGAAACAATGAATATTGAAAAACCCAATGTAATTGAAAGAATTATGGGTAAAGTACAAGGCAAAAATGTATCAGCTATGTTTGATATAGCAGCAGAAGATATTGCAGTTGAATTACAAAAAGAAATGCAAAGACTTCAAAAAGCTAATAAATCAGGTAAGCCTTTAGTTTTTGATACTAGACGTAAATTACAAATTATAGAAAAATTAGTTAAAGAAGGTAAGTTTAAGAAAAAAGGCGGAATACCTTTTATTACATCTGCTACATTAGAATCAGATGTTACTGTTCCTACTAGAGCTAAAGGTGGCCCAGTACAAGCTGGTAAAGCCTATGTTGTAGGAGAAAAAGGGCCAGAAATAGTAATACCTAAATCTGATGGTAATGTACTTACAAATGATGACTCACAAATATATGCTATGTTATTAGCTGCTAACCCACAATTACAAAAGGTATCTAGACAAAGAGCTGAGAAAATACTTAAAGCTAGATTCCCTGAATATTTTGAAGGATAATTATGAAAGTTACTAAAATTACTAAAGCTCTTTTATCAAGAAAAAGAATTGAAAAATCATTTCCTAGTTTAGGTTCTTATTCTAAATCTGACATTAGTAGAGAAGCTATGGTTTTAAGAAGATCTTTTGGAAAAGATATGGAAAAAGGTTTATATAGATCTCCTCCTATTATTTCAATGAAAGGCGAATTAGCTAATGTAGCTGGTAGAAAAAAAGAAATAAAAGTATTCCAATCTAAAGTTAAAAAGATTCAATCTGCTGTTGCATCTAGAGTTAAATCTAAACAAAAACAATTTGGAAGTAAAGCTAGATTATTTGAAAAAAAAACTGTTCCAGTATTTACTCCATCTAAAACTGCAACAAGTAAAACATATTATTTTAATCCTCAAAAACCACCTACTAAAGATGTTTTTAAAAGAACATCATTTGGAAAATTAGTTAAACAAAAACAAGAAAGATTAATATCTAAAGCATTTAGTTTATCTAAAGTAGCTGGTATGAAACAAAGTGAAAAAGTAGCTCAAAAACTAGGCATACCTAGTGATAAATATAAAGTATCTAAAATTAAATATTCACAAAAAAGAAAAACTACTTTTATGGGTGATGATGATATTACATCTCCTATAATAAACAGAAAAGGTGATATTTTATCACCAGGTACAGAAGCTCTTTCAAGCATGAGATTTGCAAAAAGAAAAGGAGTTCCTTCTGAACCTAGAGGAAATATAGATCCATATGAAGGTATGAGTGTTGGATTACCTTATAAAAAACTAAAAGCTATGACAGGTAAAAGTTTAAAAATTAAAAAACCTACCATAGAAATAGAAACTGGTGATGAACCTTTTGGTTTTGAAAAAGTAATTACTAAAACTAAAAAAATAAAAGGTTTTGAATTTCCTATTAAATCTGAAATAAGACGAAAAAAATTTAAATAATGGCTAATGGAATACCTCTTAATGATCCAAGACTAAGAGATCCAATACAAAATGTGCCTGATGGACTTAATGATCCTGTCCAGGCGAAAGTACCTGGATTCTTTGAGTCTTTGCGTAACCCTATAGATCTTATAAGAGAAGAATCATTACCTGCATCTTTTTACCAATGGATTACTGGTAACACTAAAAAGAAACAAGCAGAAGAAGCATTAGCTTTTGTTCGTAATAATCCTAATCTTGCTAATACTAAAGTATATCAAGAAGCAGAACGTAAGCTATCTAGATTTGGTTATCTATTAGATGAAGAAGGGCCTAATGATATTGACCTAAAAGAAGTAGGCAATATGATGAAAGCTAATCCAAAGTTATTTGGAGCTGAATTAGTTAACATGATGTTAGCTGATCCTTATTTATTATTTATGCCATTAGGTTGGGGTAAGTTAGGTAGAGGTGTAGTAAATGCTATGCGTCTCAAATACTCTAAATCATTACAATTAACTAAAATAGCTCGTAAAAAAAAAGAAGCTGAAGTAATGTCAGACCTAAGAGTTGGTACTGTTGCTACACTTGGTACTCCATTTGTATTTTCAGCAGCATGGCAACTTGGTGAAGATGCTTCTTTAGATCCTAAAAGAACTACAATAGAAACTACATTTGGTGCAACAGCAGGTGCTTTGTTATCTGTTGGATTTGCAGGAATGTCAGCAGCAGCTCAAAGACTTACTAGAGTACCTAGAATCAAAATAGATGAAGGTGTTAAAAAAATATTTGATAAATATAAAATTAATCCTGATGAAGCTATTAAAATTACCGAAGGTGGTAGCTATAAATCTGTAGATGACTTATTAAAAATTATAGCAGCTGAATCAGACATCATAGCTGATCCTAAAAAGTTTCAAGCTATGGCAGCAGATATTACATCTGTAATGCGAACACCAGTAGAAACTGCAAGAGACATGATTAAAAATTCTGTCTTAAAAGCTAGTGCTATTGGTGGAGTTTTTGGTACTGCACAATTCTTAACAGCAGATGATGATAAGTTATTAGCTACTGCTAAAGGATTTGCAATCGGTGCGTCTATATATGGTGCAGGGAAATTTTTTGCTAGTCAATTGCGTAAAGCTCCTAAAGCCTATGATGATGCAGCATTAGCTGGTGAATCAGCTTTAGATACATCTAGATTTATTACAGTTAAAATTAATTCAGCTGCACAATCATTAAGTAATAAAGTTAAAGATGCTATACCTGATGGTTTAGATTCTAGACGTAAAATATTTTATTATCTTACTGGTGCTACAGTTGATAGAAAAACATTTAAATTTGATCCTAAATTAAAACCTATTGCTAGTAGTGAATTAAGCAAAGCTGAACTAGAAGCTGCAAAAACTATTAAAAAAATATTTGATGAATATGCTAATATCTTTGGTAAAGAAGGTAAAGGTTTATTCTTTAATCAAAGATCTAATTATCTTCCATTAATGTGGAATGAATACAATCCTAAAGATCAACCATTTAAATTTACAAGAGATTACGACAAAGTAGTTACTGGGCCTTCTGGTAAATTTCAATTTAGTAGACGTGGTGTATTCCAAGATATTAATCAAGGAATGATTAAAAAGTATACTATAAGACAAGGTATGGATGATCCAGCAGAACTTATTAGAATATATGGTTTTGCTGCATCTAAAGCTCTATCTACTAGAGCTCTAATTACACATTTAGAAAAACAAAAAGTAGGTAATATTCCTTTATTAATTAGAAATCCTAACTTAGCTCCATCATTTGATCCAAGAGATTATGTAAAATTTAATCATCCTTATTTTGAAGCTGAAGGTAAAATGCCTTTTATACATAGAGGTATGGAAAGATCATTAAGAATGGTCTTTGATGCTACTGAAGAAAGTGCACTTATGGGTGCAATATTTAATACCAACCTAATGATGAAAAGATTAGCTGTTGGTTTTTCATTTTTTCATGCTGGAGCATTAGTAGAGAGTTTATTATTTGCTGGATCTAAATGGAACTTTATAAAAAAAATTGTAGATCCTAGAGCTAAACCTGAAATCTTAAATATGGTTAGAGATCCAGGTGCTTATATAAAAGATTTTCAACATGCAATTCAACAACTAAGACAAACAGGTTATGATGATGTTGTTAGATTTGCACAAGGTAGTGGTTTAAATATATCTACACCTGAAGATGTAGGCTTTGATAGATTTTACTACAACATGAGAGGATTAGATCCTTTTTTAAAAAGACATTTTGGTGTTTCAACTAATGGTAAAGTAGAAGAAGTATTTAAATGGTTTGATAGAATTACTTGGGATAGAGTATTTACTGCTGCTAAATTAAATACATTTCTTACTGTATTAGATAAACCTACTCTTATGGGTAGACCTAATGCTTTACAAATTAAAGCTGGTGATACTGTAGCTCAAATATATGCCAAAGCTACTAAAGCATCTCAATTTACTAATGATGCTTTTGGTGGACAAAACTGGGATATATTAGCTAATAGAATACAAAACAGTACTCTTAAAAGATTAACGCAAACAACATTTGCTCCAGGCTCTAGAGGCTATATGCAACTGTTAATGTTTGCACCTGATTGGACTATATCTAATGTTAGAATTATAGCTAAGTCTTTACCAGCATTTGAATCAGATCCTGCATTAAGAAGAATGTATCAATACTACTTTGCAAGAGCTGCTCTTATTTATGCTACTGCTGGTAGTGCTTTAAACTACGCATTTAGTGGTCATTCATTATTAGAAAACACAGATCCTACAAGAATTGATTTAGGTGATGGACAAGTACTTACATTCTCTAAACAATTAATGGAGCCTTTTCATTGGATCACAGATCCACAATCTACAGCTCTTAAAAAAATAGGATCTTTACCTAGAACTACAATAGAAGTATTAACTAATAAACAATACTTGACTACCAAATGGAGTCCAAACATTACATCTAAAGATGATGAAGCTATTGAAAAAGGTTTAAAAATTGGAGGTCATGTAGGTATGAGATTTCTACCTATATGGTTACAATCAGCATCTAGAGATATTGCTGAAAAATTGCAAAGTGATGGTCTGTCATTAGATGAAGCATCTAATACAGCTGTAGACTTTGTGTTGGGTCAACTAGGACACCCACGTTATCAAGGGCCTAGATACACACAATATAAAACAAAAGGGCTTATAAGAGATCCTTATAAGACATTATTCTAATGAGTAGACATACTGAAAATAAAGAAGAACTATTAAAAGTACATGGTGAGATTGATCTTATCAAACAAAAACTTGATACTCTAGAGAACAACCATTTAGCTCATATTAAACAAGATATAGATAGAATACTATATATTCTTGGAGCTGTTGGACTTGCAGTATTAGGTGAATTGTTTATACTTTTAAATAAAGTTCTATGACAAAATTTGTATTAGTATTATGGATGTGCAGTGTTTTACATAACAACTGTCCATCAAGTACTATACCAGGATATTCATTTAGCAATCATTACGATTGTGTAAATGCAGGTTATGCTATTGCTCAAAAAACATTTAGAGCATTAGATGAATTAGAACAATATGATAAAGATTTTGTAGAACAAAATAAAATTGTTGTTAAGTTTGAATGTAGACCTATAGAAATTATAGTACCTAAACCAAAACCTAAGACTCCTGCATAAAGTTGTACCTTTTTAATAGACTTATTCACCAAATAATTGTATAACCATGAGTTATGTTAAGGAAATCAATACTTTGTATAAGTGATCAACACGCACCTTATCATCATATAGACACTCTTGACTTTTTAGCTGCGTTAAAGAAAATATATAAACCTGATCTTGTGGTCAATATGGGTGATGAATTGGATTGGCATTCAATATCATTTCATGATCATCATCCAGGATTATACTCGCCTAGTCATGAGTTAAAAGTTGCTAAAGAGTTTTTTGTTAAATTAGAAAAGCTCTTTCCTAAAATGTTATTACTAGATTCTAATCATGGAAGTTTAGTATTTAGAAAAGCAACAAGATATGGTTTGCCTCATGAGATATTTAAATCATATAACAATATGCTTGGTGTGGGTAAAGGTTGGTCATGGCACGAAGATTTGATTGTAACTGCATCTAATGGTCAAAAAATTTACTTCTGTCATGGTAAATATAAAGATGTTTTAAAAGTTGCTCAACAATATGGTATGTGTACTGTTCAAGGACATTATCATACATCTTTCAAAATAGATTATTGGAGTAATCCAAATGAATTACTTTGGGGTATGCAAGTTGGGTGTTTAATTAATATGAAAAGTTTAGCTTTTGAATATAATAAATTACAAAAGTCTAGACCAGTTATAGGAACAGGAGTTATCATTGATGGATTGCCTAAGTTAATCCCAATGGTATTAGACAAACATGGCAGATGGAATAGAAAAATTACCTAGAGGAATTAGAAATAAAAATCCAGGAAATATAAAACTTGGTACAGATTGGGATGGTTTAGCTGATGAGCAAACAGATCCTGTATTCTGTGTATTTAGTGAAGCTGTAATGGGTATTCGTGCATTAATGAGAATACTACTAGCTTATAGATTTATACATAAAAAAACTAACGTTGATGATATTATTAACAGATGGGCTCCACCATCTGAAAATGATACTGAAGCATATATTAACTTTGTTTGTGATCGTATGGATATTAAACCACTAGACAAACTAGATAATAGCATTGAACATTATTTACCTTTGGTAAAAGCTATTATTCAAATGGAAAATGGTATGCAGCCTTATGATGATGAACTAATTGTGGAAGGAATGTATAAGGCATGGGAAGGTTATCCGACAGGATCCTCAGCATTATAGAGGGTATTGCAATTAAAGTTAAAGTTTGGGCTTGGCACAGACGTGTCAATCGTCTTTTTATCAAACGATATAAACAACAAAAGAAAAAATAATATGTGGTTGAATTTATTGAGCATGGGAGTTAAAACTGCCTCTCATATATATCAAAACAAACAACAAACTAAACGATTAATGTCAGATGCTCAGCGAGTACATGCTGAACGTATGGCGAAAGGTGAACTTGAATATAAAGCGAAAATTATTGAGAGCAATGATAATGGTTGGAAAGACGAATTTGTCCTTGTACTCGTTTCTATTCCTGTTCTTGTATTGGTCTACTCTATCTTTTCTGACGATCCTGAAATTCGTAATAAATTAGATTTGTTTTTTGAATACTTTAAGAATTTACCTTACTGGTACCAAGCTATATTTATTGGTGTAGTATCAGCTATATATGGTCTTAAAGGTGCTGATATTATGAAACGTAAATGAAACACTCTAAATGTTATATTTGTAAAAAAAATCTTAACAAAAGATATGCACAAATAGATGATAAAAGATGGTGCATTAAATGTTTTTATCAATCTGGAGCATCATTACCTATACAAAGCTATGAGAGACACAAAAATATTAGAGCAATACACAAAAGCAACTGAACGTAAATCTAAAGAAATGAATATATTTCGACTTCTTAAAAAAGAAGTTGAAACTAATGCTAATGGAACTAGAGACTATGTTATCAAAAAAGGTATTAATAAAGGTAAAATTGCTAAATGAAAATATCAGAAAATACTTCTGTATCTTTACCGATAAGAAATTTACTTGCAATTGTAGCAGCAGTAGCAATAGGTGTTTGGGCTTATTTTGGCATTATTGAAAGAATAACATTATTAGAAACTGCTGATAAATTACAAGAACAAGATCTATTAGAAGCATCAGCTCAGAAGCCTATTGACCAAGAACAATTTATGTTGCTTGAACACATGGCAGAACAATTAGAAAAATTAACAGAAAGAGTTGATGACATGATGAACAATAAAGTAAATATTGATAGACTTCAAACTGATGTTGAAAGACTTAGAATTGACGTTGAAAAACTAAAAGATTCTGTAAGAGCTAATTTAGGTAAGCTAAATGGCGATCACTAAATTAGTATTTGCGTTATGTTTATTTATAAATGGTGAGCTTGTAGAACATAGAATACAAGAAAGCTTATCTATTTGTCTTAAAATGAAACGAGAAGCAACACGAAATATGGATATGCTTAATAAACAATTCATGTGTGGTGAAGTACAAGCTGAAATAGAAGTTAATATAGATGGTAGTGAAACAATTAAAAAAATTATACAATCAAAAAATTAACTGTAATCTCTTTCTAAAATCATCTCCAAGTAATGTATAGCCTTTTCTATATCCTTCTTTTTACCCTTCTTTTTATGACGACATATGTACTTAATAGCATTGCCTTCAGCATATGGTAAATTATTTTCATTAATAAAATATGCAGGTTCAATTTTCATAGATTTATAATGATCTCCATCTACTTGTTTATTTAATGTATTGTAAGTCATATCTTTAAATATCGTTTTATCTGTCATTAAAATACTAATTTAAATTTACCAGATCGGTTCTTTAACTGGTCTGGTTTTTTTTTGTTTATTACTTTAAATTGTGAATCTTTTAAAGAATATACATTTAACTTCATAGCTTTAACAAATTTATGTGTAGCATAATATGGATCTATTTTTGCAAGATTGCAAACTATTTGAAAGTCTTTGGAGTTACTAGTAAGCCAATTTATTGCGTCTCTTTTATGCATAATTAAATATTTATTATGACCAGTATAAGCAGCATCATGTGTAGCTTGAACAATAACTGTTAAAAACAACTTTTGTTCAGGACTTCGTTCCATCTTTAACTACCTCATAAGTCATTTGATCTTGTCTTATTGGATCTTCTTTCCAATCCAGAGTAGACAAGTTAAGCTCATTAATAGCTTTTAATGCTTGTTCATCTGACTCAGCACTAATAAATACTTCAGTAGTTACTGGGTAATAATATTTCATTCTAAATTTATAAATCATATAGTATTTTTACGTCTACTAGCTTCTAAAGTTCTGAATAAATCTATTATAATTCCTTCTTTATCTCTTTTATTTTCAATTGTGCTTGCTTCAACCTCAGCATCAAATAGTTCCTGAATAGCATTCTCATAAGTTTCGCTTGCATAGTATGCTTGTTCTTTGGCAGATATGCTTTTATCGTTGCTATTACCAGTGATGTGGAGAGCTTTCTTTCTTTTAAGAAGCCTATCCAAATACTTAACTTTAGCATTAGCTTCAGCATTTTGAACATCTGTTTCTGCAAGATACTTCAATGCGTCTTCTAATCGTTTCTCTGTAATCATTTTTTTTCTCCAATTTTTTTTTAAATAATAATCTTATTTGTTTATCTTTACCAAAAGTATCTAAACCCATCAACTCTAATTCTAATTTAAATAATAAATAATACATAATAAAAAAAAGGATAGGGCCTTTCGACCCTACCCACACGTTAACTAACAGAAAGGGAGATGACGTGTTCTGTTTAAAATGGTGCATCTTCTAGATCATCTTTAGTATCCATTTTAGAATCTAAAATATCTCTAACAATCAGATCTAGGTTTTTATGTATTTCTGGTGTTACTTCTTTACCAGAACTTAACCAAGCTGATAATAAATTACTCATAGTAAGTCTATACTTTTCTTTCCATTGAGAAGAATTGTCTGGTACTGATTTAGTACGAGATTGACTTACTGTATTATCAGTAGTTGTTTCACCATCAATTAATTCTATTGAATTAGCTGTTTGATATTGCTTACCAGTTTTACTAGTTCTTATAGGCAAAGCCTCAATTTTTAATCTAGCTCCCTTTTGCCAACGACTAGTTCCAATGGCTTCACCATAAACTGTCATATCTGTTCCATCATCTTTGGTGACGTAAACTGTTACCCCACCATTATCTTTCTCAAATGCTTTTCTAAATGAGCATTCAAATGTTTCTGTTTCCATATGTCTCCTATTTATTTGTTTTACTATATTTCCTAATTTTTGCATTAGTTTTTATACATTATTGTAAACATTCTGTCCAAAGTTTTTTTGCAAAATCCACAGATCCTTCAGAACCTTTCCATCTAAAGTTGTCTAATGTTAAAGGAAACATTCTGACAATATCTTCTTTAGTTTTGGCTATGTTTATAATGTGTTCTATATGTTTCATAGCATGTATAATTTCTGTTAAATTATCACGACCTACCATATCTACACAATATTGATCTTTTGGAGAACAATATAATAACATGGTTTCTTTGCCAAACATATCTCTATACAAGCATTGTTGTCTTACATCAGCTTCTTTTGGATACCATTTAGCATCAACATTACCTGATTTAAGTCTTCTGATATATGCTGTAGCTTTAGTATCTACAATAACATCTTTAAACTCAAAGTCAGTTTTAGCTATTACATCATACTTTAATCCATACTTTTTGCCTGGAATTTGAAGTTCATTTTGCCAAGATACTACTTCACCAAACTGTGGTAGTTCTTTAACAAACTTATTAGCAATAATAGCTGACCATTCATATTCATCATCAATATGTTCTGTTGGTAATAAGTCATCCATCTCATCACGATTATGTTCTAAATATTTTGTTTTAGCAAAATTTGTGATAGAATCTTCATCGGTGATTTGGTTTTGTAGTGCGTGATTAGCTGCATCTTCTGCTGCTAAGCCCATTATCATTCTAGCATTTGGGCTAGATTCAAAATCATATAACTCATTGATAATCCAAAACGCAGGACTATCAATAAACGTATTAGTTTTTGAAGCAGAATGACGATACTCGATTTTCATAGACATCTCCTTATGGTTATTAATATACAAAAATATTTAAGTTCTACTTGTAACATATCTTTAGATATATTAAAAGGTAAAAGAACTATAAAATGCAGTAACGAATATAAGATATATAATTTATCTATAATCTTATGTTGGCTATTGCACCCTACAAAAGTGTATGGGTGTAAAAGCCTTATTGCTCGACATCATCAATGTTCTAAAAACAGAGTATATCGACTCAATAAATTTTACTTTAAAAATAATAATTTTAAATCTTTTGTTGATAAATACTTAAAAGATTATAAAACTAATTATGAGAAAAATTGAAAAACCAGAACTTATTTCTACTATTAGAGATAAGAAAAAAATCTGGTTAAACATTAGAGAGTCTCGTCTAATGTATATGTTTCATAGAAATCTTATATCTATTGAAGAATACGAAGCTGGATCTAGATACAGATTAGCATGTGAGCTCATGGGTGGTTCTTCAGGTAATTATCTTAAAGAACGAGTTGATGGTATGAATAGTGATCATATTACATCAGCTCTTGGAGCTGCACTTTCTGTGCAAGAATGTGACCAAGAAATTGGTCCTATGATTGCAGAAACTATGAAATTATTTTGTTGGCATAATTTTGGAATAATTGAAATAGCTCATCATTTAGGTTTGACAGAACGTAAAGCATCTAATAGAGTCCATGAAGGATTATCAAGATTAAGTATTTATTATGGGTACACGAAAGTGCGAAACACTATTAAAGGACAAGGAACTAAAAATAAAAGATAAGAAATATCTTAAATGGGTAGCTTCTAATCCTTGTCTAATATGTCAACAATATGGATGTAATGCACACCATATTACTTATGCTCAATTTCGTGGTATATCCCAAAAAGTAGGTGATCAATTTACCATACCTCTATGTGTAAAGCATCATCATCAATTGCATAATTGTGGTATGTCAGAACGTGATTTTTGGGCTAAAATTGATATAGATCCTTTACCAATATGTCAGATATTCTATGATCATCATCAAAATATGTGGAAAAATAAGAATTTTTTTTATGATGACTCTAAACTATGGATAGATGTTTATAATAAACTTGTACCTAAGATACAAAACAACATTGAATTTTTACTGCAACCCAATTAATAGATATAGTTATCCTCGCTAGAGGTATGTTCTTATGACAAAAATATATAAATTTCCGAAGGTAAAACAACCATATTCAGATAAATTTCTTACTGGTGTTAAACCAGAAATTATTGGTGATTTTTTAAAAGAACAAAATCCACATTTATCTATTAAAGCTGCAGATGCTATGGCTCTTGCTATAATTTATAGCACTTATCTTCAATTAGTTTTTGATGAAGAAAACATAAATCAAGATATAGAAGAATATAAAGATTATATTTGGGCAGCTCATGACAAAAAAACGTTACACTAAAAAAAAGAAATCTATAAAAGATAAAGACTCTAACGATATACCTTATATTAAATATAGAGTTGAATGGGTAGATTGTGTATCTGATAGTGCTTGGGCATCTGAAAAAGAATTTAAAAATATGAAACTGGCTAATCCAGTTAATGAAGGATGGATCTTCTCTAAAGATCGTACATCAATTAAAATGTTTGCATCATATGATAAAGAAGATGATGGTACATTAACTTTTGGTGATCGTACTATGATACCTAAATCTTGGGTAATTAAAATTACAGAAATTTAGCCACCCATCTAGTCTCCCAGATGGGTGTATCCATATGTGAGATAACTTGTTTTTAATAGGATCCACATACTCACTCTACAGAATTTTTTAACTGGCTTTGTTTATAAAGTGTTACTCACTTACCAGGAATAATTTAATAGGGTTTCCTGGATCCTCAATAAGGCTTAGTTCCTAACCAGTAAAACTTTAAATACCTTTTGTAGTATACATATCATTAACTTGATCTTGTTCTTTCTGAGCTTCACTCTTTAATGGATCTGTATATATTTCTTCAATAGAATTACCACCAATTTCAATGATACGTTGTTTAGTTGCAGATATTTCTGCTTTCAAATGATCTTTAAAATGTTCAGCAGCTTTAACTAATCTTGGGAAATTAGTTGGATATATACCATAAATGGTAAGATCATTAATCGCTGTTGCTACTCTTTGTAGACCTCTTTGACGTTTTTCTAGTCTCAGTATCTCGCTGTCTGCTTGAATCATTTTCCATCTCCTTTATCTTTTGTTTTAGTTTATCAATTTCTAATTGCTTAGAAGCTAACATCATTTTTAATTGTACTGAATTATCCATTATTATCCTTTAATTGTTCTCTTAAATTATTTAATCTTGTTTTATATTCTTTACACCAAGATTGCATAATCAAAGAATGTTTATCATCAAAATAAGTAGATTCAATAGCATTGTCTAAAATTGTAAGACATTCTAAACAATCATCTAATTCATTCTGAATTTTTTCTTTATTAAACTTTTTAGCTTTATTAGTACTTATTACATGTTGTATAATTTCATCTTGTATCGTCATCTATTCTCCTATTTAATGGATCTTTTACATATTCATCTATTTTATTTTTAATTGTTGAATATCTTAATTCACATAATTGAAGTTCTTCGTTTAAACGATCTATTTCTTTACGCAAACTTAAAACATCATTACATTTTTTTTTAAGTTTTTCTCTTAGCTCAGCCACAAGATTATGGCAATCACCAAGTACATCTTTTAACGTTTTATTTATCATGCTGCCTCCTTCAGCTTTATATCAACTTTTTTGATAATAGCAACTGCTCCAGAGATACCATCGCCTGGCAAACACATTCTATTAGTTTTTTTCATCCAAGTATACCAAGCATGAGTTGCACGTCTATTTGGATAATTAGTAGCTTTAAGTTTTGCTTCTTCATCGCAATACATATCAAATGATCTTTTGCTTACTTCAGGATTATAACCTTTGTGTATCTCAATAAGATCACAATCTAACAATGGATAAAGATCTTTAAATGTTGGTTTGTTTTTAAACACATGAATATCCTCATTATCGTTATCTTTCCATACTATTACATTATACATTATAGCTCCTCTATTGTTATTAAATATTTATTATCACCTAAACTAACTTCTATATCTGCCATTCTACTTGGTTCATTTAAAGTTAATCCAGCACCATGCACTTCACCTTGAAGTTTAGTTTCAAGAAAATCTTGTATTGCATGTCTTATATCATATAAATCATCTGCCATTTTTACCTCCTAGTTTAGTTGTTTTTTAATAAATTTAGAAACAAGCTCTACATATCTAAACCACTCAGTAATAAAATTACGTTTTTTACCTTTACGTTCTTTTTCTACTTGTTTAAGTGCTTTATCTGTAGCTTTATCTAATAACTCTACTTGTTCTTCTTGTTTCAGCATATATTATCCTATTGTGAATCCACCTGATTCTTTACAGAACTCAGCAAATTCTTTTACGTTGTTTTCATGAAATGGATAAGAAGTTTCACGATATTGCATATCAAACATCAATGCAGACCATCTATCATAAGCATCTTTATCCAGTTCTTTAAGGTCGCCTGGACAAGTTATTTTACCATTCTGTTTATTTACAATTTTATTGTAAAAAATTTCAGCAGCTTCAGTTAATAACTTGTTGTATTTTTCTTTTGGTTTATGATCATTCTCCATAGCTATACGATAAGCTCTTGCATCATCTAAACGATCCAATAACCTATCAGCTATTTGGTTTGCTCTTTCTGCATTTATTGTAGAACAATCATTGTATTGACCTTGTTCATATTGTTTTTGTGTAATAATGTCTTGGCATTGTTCGTAAGTCCAATCCCAAAGTGGTCTCCACCACCATACATTATTTCTAAAGTATTCACCTTTTTCTGATTTATGTTTTCCAGTACTATATAAATCAAATCCCATATTCACTCCTATTGGTTATTGTTTTTAGGGCATAATGCCCAGCAAAAGTGCCGGGCATTTGCCAAATTATTATTTAGACTCAATCATTAATTGACTAGGCATTTCATCTTGGATTTTAGCTTTAGTCAATACATTGTGTATGTACCCTCTAACTGATCCAAGTGATGATCCAGAATATAAAGCATTTTCACAAGATTCACGTTGTGCATCTAGCTCTTTAATAGCTCTACCTTTAGAACTATTATCATATGCTTTTCTAGTTTCTTCTTGAAGAACTTTAGTTATATAACTATCAACATTATTTAATTTAATGTCAGTACCACTATAAGAAGTAAAACTAGGAAAATCTTCCCATCTTCTTATATTCTTCCATTTGGTCATATGTTCTTCTAGCTTCTTAACTGCATCTCTTACTTTTCTATGCTTTTCTTCCTCAATTAATTCTTTTTGAGTTTTAAAAGATTCATATTCTTTTTGCAGTTTTTCAGCTTGTTTTTTTAAAGACTCTATCTTTAACATTGAAACAAACTTTTTATAGTTTTTTTGAGATTCTTTCTCTACATCAATCTCTCTCTCAGATTCTAAAGCAGATCGTTTATCTCTAAATTTATCTGCAATATAATTTCTAAGATACTCTTGCTCATCTTTTCTTATTGGTTTCATATTATCTCCTATTAGTTTGGGCCAGGCTTTCACCTAGCCCTATTAGTTTACGCAGACTTTTTAGTCTTTGTTTTAGATTTAGATATATCTACTAATTGCTCAGCAGTTTCTCTAGCATCTCTGTTTTTATCCAATGCTTCTTTTAAAGCTATGAATGTAGACGAGATACCAGATGTTTGCAAAAACTGTGGCAAACTTTTATATCTTGGATCTGATTGAAATAGTTCAGCATTTTGATAATACAATTCATGTATCCATTTAGCTAAACCCATTTTCTTTGAAACTCTATCTTCCAAAGAAAGTTTTGTCTCTACTGTTTCCATCTTTATCCTCCTTTATTTTGATTTCAATTGGTAACTCAATAGATTCTGGTATATGCTTATCAATAGCTTTATAAGCACCTATGCAAAATCTAATAGGATATGTTGCTGTAGATAAAACAACATCACCTAATTTTTTTAATCGCATCATTATATTCCTCCTTTTTTTTAGTTAGTCGTATATACTTTGCTTTTACTTGACGATATTCATCATCAAATTCTTTCGTTCCAGGAATTGGATCGACATCAGCTGTAAGCCAATTCCAGCTTTTTCTTACTGCTACACCAGCAATACTAAAGGCCAAAAAGCGAGCCAAACTAATAATTCCATTCATTAATCTCCTTTCATTGGTAATATGGTTTCAACTTTTTTTATTCTATAAAAATTACAGTAAGCATTGTTATCAATCTTATTAAATTTGTTAACTATGTTACTATAAGATGAATCTATACCAGATGCTTGAACTGGTTTAGAAACTTTAGACCACTCATCTAACGTGATCATTGGATCAGCATTTGCTATAACATCAATATCCCATTTTTCGTGTTGGCATATTTCCATAAGCTGATGTGCATATATTCTGTTTTCACATTTCTCAACTTTTTGATATTGTTGAAATGATACTCCAAGAATATTAGCTATAGACTCTTGGTTTTTACCATTCCACACTCTATGTAATAATAGCTGTTTAGCTATCTGTTTTAGTATTTTTAATTGTTTATTGTTTTTACGCATTATTTACTCCATATAGTTTTTTCATGACAAGCAGCTCTCGCTGGTCGGAGCTGTTTGGCACAGTTATTACTCTTATAGATGGCTTTCCTTCTCTATATACTTTGACAAGTGTAATCCATCCTGTCTTTGGTTTTATTATTTCTAAGTTAATTGATTTTAACCAATATTGTTTCCACCAAGATATATGCTCACTCTTAATAGATCCAGTAAATGGCTGCCTATACATGAGCTGAACTGCTCTTGTCAGATTTATTGGTCTTTCTTTGAACTTTCCTTTTATTACGACTCGGTACACTCTTTACCTCCTTGCAATCTGTGAATTGTGATAACCATAATAAATGGTTTGCATATTGTTTTGCTGTAAAACCTTTGGGTGTCTTAGTCATCTAATTGATCCTTTCTTTTTATTTTAAGTATTTCTACACTACTATGGTGAAAATCCCAAGAAGTGTAATCATTATCATTAATATCATAATTAACTAAACGTAAGGTATCCTCTTTATTACCTTCTATAGTCCGATAATAAACTTTACTTACTTTTATTTTATATTGATATTGTAAGGGTATTGGCATTCCCATTAGTCCTCCTGTATTATATTTTTAGCATATAACATTACTAATCCTCTAGTTGTGCTAGAGTTTAGTAAATCTGCACCTGCTAATTGATATATGAGTCTATGCTCTCTATCTGTAAATTCCGATAGATCCAAAGAGTCACTTATTTTATACTCTAAGTCCATAGCCTCTCTCTCATTTACTCCTGCTAAATCATATATATTCATATCATTTCCTTTATTTTGCAATGCCTAGCCTACAAAGCGACTAGGCAATGCTATTAGTTATTATTGTTTAATTGAATCGATATATTTTTTAAGAATTTCAATTTCTTTTTTCATATTAAATATATCTTTTTGTTTTACTGGTTGTTCTAACCATTCAGTATGTGGCTTATATTTATCGGGATTAGCCTTAACATAAGCTATACGTTCTTCTAATGATTTAGATTGCGTATATGGTACATATTTAGTTTCTTTAGTCATTATTGTCTCCTTTCTGACAAAGTTTGTTTTTGCTCGCAACAACGAACTTTGAGTATATTTTATTCCTAAGTTTAAGTATTGGATCTGCTGGGCAGAAAAACTCATACTCAGTAAGATAATAATTTATCTCATTATCTATACATTCTTCTACTTTTGATTGTATATTATAGTTCATATCATCTCCTTTACATTATATTTAATATACCTAACACTAAGGCTAGGTACACTATATTACTTACTAGATTTGTCATCTGATAGTATGGATTTCCACATTTTATAAGAGAATACACCTCCTATAATCCATCCAATTATCATTAAAGTTAACCATACACCTAATAGTGTTAACACGATTGTACTTAACATATTTATCTCCTTTTATTGGTTGTTAATTATTTTAGTTTTAAAGCCAAATTCCTGCAATTTTTCGCAGGTTGAATTAGCTATATGTATGTCACTATTGTAATATACTTGACCTAGATTAACACCTAGTTTTGTTACAACTATATGTGTTAAAGTATCTAATAATGATTTATTATCCATATCTATTTTTACTTGATATGATTTCATATACACCTCCTTGTTTGATGTGCTTATCTATATGGTTAGAATTAGCACTTATTAGTATGTCTATTGATATATCAGCAATCAACTATCACAGTAATATCAATAGGTTATATCAATATCAGCAATCAATTAATCAAACGATTTCGCCGAAAGTTAACTGACTACTGATATTATAATCAACAATGATTATATTTCATCGTCGCCAGACTGATGGAATCTAATCACCAACAAAAAAAGTCAGCTTTGCTGACAATTAACGACATAAAGACAATCGCCAATAGCGATTGACAGGGTTTTAAAGTCACCCCTGCATAATATCGACAACAGTCGATAGTGCAAATAGGGGGGTTTTATACAGATACCATCCAATATAGCCTTTAATGGGCCATAGGGGGG